CTCGCGGGCGGCCTTGTCTTCGGGCGGCGGTGCAGGCTCTGGAACGGGCGCCGGCGCGGGGGGTGTCGCCTTGCCGAACGGGTCGTCGCTGGCGTCGCGCTTGGCCAGGGCCGCGAGGGAATAGTTCTGCTGCTGGAGATAGACCGCATTGCCGCCCGGCGTCGGGGGCAGGTTCAGCTTCCGGCGGGCCTCGTCCGGCGACATCAGCGCCTTCTCGGTGGCCTTGCCGAGCGCGTCGATCATGGTCGCCGTGTCCATGCGCAGCAGGCTGTCGATGTCGCACTCGACGCGCTTGCCGTTCGGGATGTCAAGGCCGGTGTCCAGCGCCGACTCAAGCGACTCGATCAGGATCTGCAGGCAGCCTGAGTAATACTGCTGCTCCAGCGCCTCGACGTTGTTGTTCGTCGGCAGCGGGCCGGCGTTGATCTTGTAGAGCGGCATGCCGAAGCAGCGCGCCACGTCCTCGACGGACCACGCCAGCTGCTTGATCAGGTCGGCGTCGACCGCGTTGATGGTCATCTGCTCGTAGTGCAGTCCATCGCCGGCCACCAGCAGCCGGCCCAGGTTCTGGCCCGAAATGGCGCTCTCGGCCCGTTCCTTCAGGCGATCGGCGGTCGCGTCATCGATGGTGCCGGGCGCGGTGAGCACACCGCTGGGGCGACTCGCGTTCTGGAAGAAGGTGGCGCTGTTGGCCTGGATGCTGTTGCCCTGCGTGGCCGCCATGGCGCAGGCGATGATGGGCGACACGCCCACCAGGGGGTGCCACAGGCAGTTCATCCGGTCGTGGATGATCTCGCGCGCCGGGAAGGTCGAGCCCGTGGGAAGTTGCGCCAGGTCGTCGCTGTTGACGCTGTAGAAAATCGAGCCATCGGGCGCCACCAGTGGCGTCACCTTGCGCGGGTCCAGCGGGAACAGCCGCACCACGACACCGCGCTCGTCGCGCACCTTCAGCGCGTAGGCGTTGCCGTGCAGGAGCTTGCAAGTGATCCACCACGCGATGAACTGGATGGGCGTCTGGAAGGCGTTCGGCTTGCTCAGAACCTGCCAGAAGGGAGAGTTCGACTCGTCCTCTTCCCAGGTGCCGTCGACCCGGCGCGCCATCAGGCGAATGCCCAGCTTGGCGATGTCGTTGGAGATGCGCGTCACGCAGGCGTAGACGGCGCCGAACGTGGCGATCGAGCCGATGGGGTCGACCTGGACGCCTCGCTGCCAAGCGCCGGCGAAGATCTCGCCCACCCAGCCAGTGACCCCAGGTCGAACGGGTCGCGCCGCGCCGATCGTGGAGGTCCCGTACAGGCTCGTCAGCGGCGACACCGCCGCCTTCAGGATACGAACCAGCGCGCGGCCGGGTTGGAATGCCATGACGGTCGGTCAGGCCTGCGTGGCGTTGCGAGGCGGTCGGCCGCGGCGCGGCGCCGCAGTGACTGGCGCCTCTTCTGGCTCGGCGGCGGCTTCTTGAGCGGGCTCATCGGTCACGGGCTCCACGGCTGCCGGCTCGGCGACAGACTCAAAGACCGGAGGCGCGACAGGGGGCGCGACGCTCACGGGCGCCTGGATCTGCGGTTCCGGCGCGTCTTCGGCGCGGCCGATCTTGATGAAGTAGCCGCCATCGACGGGCGTGGCGTAGAAGCACGCACCGACGGCCACCTCATCGCCGAAGTACGTGTGTGGCTTGAGCGCCACCATGTGACGGGTGCGGTAGGTCATGGGCGCGTCTTCCGTGGAAAGGGGAAGGGCCGCCAGTTGCCCGGCGGCCCTTGGGTCAGATCAGCTCAGCGGCCGATCAGGAGGCGTAGGACTGCGCCTTGTCGATGAACTGGACGGCAGCGCTGCGACGCTTGGTCCAGTAGATCCAGCGATCGACCTTCACGCCGATCAGGCCGTTCTGCCACAGGCTCACCAGCGACTGCGCGCCAGCGGACGGAGCATCGTCCATCTGCACCGAGGCCTCGGTCGACACGTCGATCATGATCTGGCCGTCGTCGGCCAGCAGGATCTCGCTCTGATCGGCCAGGATCAGGTGCTCGTCGCCAGGCGAGCCGGACGGCGCGACGTTGTTCGACACGATCACCGGCAGGCCGTAGAACGTGCCGCCCTTGACGGACAGTTCCGGGAAGGCCTTGGTGTCCTGGTTCGTGCGCATCATCGACAGCCGGATGGCCATCGACGCCGACATGATCCAGACGCCCGTCATCAGGCCCAGGTCGTTGGATGCGAACTGGGTCATGGTGTAGCGAACGTCCGCATCCAGCGCGGCCAGCGTGGCACCGGTCGACTGACGCGGCGTGACGCCGTAGGTCAGCGAAGCCGGCGACACATTGGCCACGCCCGGATAGGCCGGATCAATCAGGCGCTTGTCCAGGTACTGGCTCACGCCAGCGGCCAGGTCGTCGCGCACCAGGGCCACGGCGCTCGGCTGCGAAAGCCGGGCCAGTTCCACGGTCAGCACGACAATGGTCGACGCCTTCGCCCAGGGCATGGTGATGTTGTCGAAGGTGAGCTTCTTCACCGGCACCGGAGCGCCTTCACCCACGAACGTTCCGCTCGTGCCCGCGGTCTGGCGCGGAATCCGCACGTTGAACGGCACACGACGCACCTGATTGAGCTGGCCGAGGATCTGCCGCGGGCGCAGGTACTCGATGAACTCGTTCTGCATGTCCTGGTACTGCACCAGCGGGCCGGCCCAGGTCGCATCCGAAGTCGTGCCGGCGGCGATGGCCGACTTCAGGACCGCTTCAACTTCCGGGGTGTCGGGAAAACGCTTGGCCAGTTCCGCGGCCTGCATGATGTTGCCCTTGGCGAAGGCCAGGAGCGACACGTAGCGGACGAAGGCGGTGGCGGGCGGCAGGTTGCGGCTCACCTGGATGGAGCCGGAGCCCGGCACAACCACGGCACCTTCACCGCGGGCGGCGGGCGTGACCGGGGCGGCCTTGACCGCCATGACGGTCTCGTGCTGCTTCAGCGTCTCCAGCGTGTCGTCGATCGACTTGATGTCGGCTTCGAGCTGGGTGTTCTGCTCGCGCTCGTGCTCATCGAGCGTGCGGCCTTCTTCGACGATCGCCTTGTTGACGATCGCTTCCTTCTGGTCGGCGAGTTCCTGACGCTTCTTCTGGAACTCGGCAATGCGTTCGGAGATGGTTTTCATGATGCGGTCCTTTCGGGATGCAAAAACTCAGAGGTAGACGACGCCCTTGCGGCGTGCCTGCGATCCCGAATCGCCGGGGGTGGAGTCGCCGGATGCCGCCGGCGCGGGGTCGAGTCGGACGACGGAGCGGACGCCAAACGCGGCGCGCCGAATGGCTTCGTCAGCCGACTTGATGGAAGAGAGCAGCGCAATGCGGGCCTCGATGCCGCCTTCGGCGCTACGGAACTGCGTGATGACCGCCTCCGAGTTCATCGGAATGGGCACCAGCGACAGTTCCAGGATTTCGCTTTCGAGGAACCGCAGGCCGCCGGTCTTCAGCTGTTCGATCTTGTCGCGCACCGGCTTGAAGCCGATAGAAACGCCAGTGATGAGGCGGTACTTGACCGACTGCCAGGCCTCATCCACTCGATCGCGCAGAGAGCCGGCCTCGGCAATCCGAGGAAGCCGCGCCTCGAAAGGAATGCCGTCGGCGGACGGCTTGCCAAACACCGCGCGACCGACGATCAGCCGCGAGTCGTGGTGCATGAAAAGCGGGAGGTCGCGACCGAACTTCGCGCCCATCGGCTCGATGACATCCTTGACGCGATCCGGGGTGGGAGTGGTCGCAATCCCGCGGATCACGCGCTCCTCGTCGTCCATCGACTTGATGTCGATGACTGAATAGGCACGGTCCATGAAATTGCGCTCCAGAAATGCAAAAACCCGCCGGAGCGGGTTTCTTTGGGTGATACGAAAAGCTAGGTCTTCTGTCGCCAAGGGATGCCGGCCGCCTTCTTTGCGGCCCACGCATCTCTCATTTTTTCGGAGCGGTTCAAGCGCTCTTCCGGCGTCTGGGTGCGGCCCGCTGCATGCTGGTTCCCTAGGAGCGTCTGCCGATGGTGATCTGACAATTTGCGGCCCGTGTTGGTGGCCGACAGCTTTGCTTTCGCCTCTTCTGACCATCGGCGGCCGATAGCCTTGGCGGAAATCTTGGCTCGCGTGGCTTCTGATCTTTTCATGCCGCGATGCGCTTCGGCCGTTGCCGCAACGGCTTCGGGATTTCTTGGCTTTCCCTTTGTCGCTGTGTTGCCAGCTTTGGCGGCGCGGATCAGTTCGATGCTCTCCGGCCTGTGCTTGTGGCCGAGCGTGTGCTGGTTGCCCAGCATCCGCGCCGATTGCTTCGCCTTCGCCTCCGCCGTGTGTCTCATGCCCAGACAGTTACCAGCCACGGGCGCCATGTTGAACTCGGGGCGCATGGCATCCATTGCGATCTGCTCGTACATAACGAGGCAGGTTGAGGCGCAAAGGAGAAGCCTACGAAACGCGAAGTTGTCTTCGCCGTATTTCGCCCAGGCAGCTTGCAGATGGCGGCTGTGGTGAGTTACCAGCCTAAGCAGCCGGCGGTGGCACTTCCAGCGGGAATGGAATTCCTTCGCGCTCCCGATGTACCGCTTGCCGGTGGGCAGGCAGATGATCTCGTAGATGCCTGATGCCCGATTTTCGGGCGGTACACTGGCAAAAGCCATGTTGCGATCCTCTTCCGATCGTCGTGTGGTCAGAGGCCTGCTCGTGTTGATCGCACTTGCGGGCCTCGCTATTTTCGCGTCAGGCGAAGAAAAGCTGAAACTTTTTGCGGCGCGGCTTCGGATTCATCGACATCAGTGACACCGCGTTGAACAGGCTCATGAGCGGGTCGATCTTGGCTTTTCCGCTGGCCTGCTTGGTGATCAGCACTGCATTGCCTCGGGGCTCCACCTTGGCATTGCCAACGCACCATGCCATCAAGGGGGCGGCACCGTGCCACAACTCCCCGCCGGCCAGCTTGCGTTCGGTGTCCTTTATGGCGCCGACCAGCTTCCAACCCTGCGATATCCCGACGATTCGATCCGGGTCGAACTTGCGGGCCACCAGTTCGTCGACGATGGCGCCAATGCCGACGGCATCCACGCCGATCTGATCCAGCAGCCCCGCGGCTTCCGTCTTCTCGACCAGGGCGGCCACAGCCTCGACGTCGTCGCCAACGCGCTCGACGATGGTCAGGTGACCGGATGCCTGGAAGTCCAACAGCCGCGGCGCGATCTCCTGGCGCCGCTTGAGCACGCTCTTGTGCGCCCAGGCGTGGCTCCAGTCGAGCCAGTCCTTCGTCGTCGAGTCGCGCCCGAGGATGGTCAGGCCTAGCAAGTCATCCAGCCCGCCGCCGTCGATACCGATCGTCACGACCTCGGAGCGCGCCAGCAGTTCGTCCAGCGTCAGTTCGGGCTGGCCCTGCTGCTCCCAGAAGTCAGCGCCGGCCCAGCGGTCAGCGCGCAGGTTCAGGCCGATCTCGACGTTCAGGTGCTTGGCGAGGAACTGCTGGAACGCGCCGTCTTGCTTGTGGCGGTTCTTCTGCAGCTGGTCTTCGAGCCATTCCGCGCTCACCGACCGGCCCAGATTGGGGTTGGTGACGTAGAAATTCTCAGGCTCAAGGAACGCCTTCGACTCCACCATCTCCGGCGGGAACTCGTACAGCACGCCGAGCGACTTGCGGTCGACGATCTCGCCGTCGCGCACCTTGCGGTAGTACTCCAGTTTCTCCTTGAAGACGCCGGCCGGCGGCTCGTCGCTCTGCGTGGACAGGTAGATCACCCACCCCTCTTCGCGCGACGCTTGGCCGCCGGTGGCCTCCATGAACATCGATTCGGCATTCGGCCGCTTGCCGAAAACCCAGTGCTCGTCGACCAGCACCCGGCCCGATTTCTTGCCGGACACCGCGTCCGTGTCCGCGGCCACCACCTTCAGCGAGGCATTCGTGGTCCGGTGCGTGATCGTCCGGTAGTGGTCCTGGACATGGAACAGCTCGATCAACTCCGGGTCCGCGCGAACCATGCCGGCTGCCGGCTTGAAACTGTTCTGCGCCACCTCGATCGTCGGCGCCAGAATCAGGTGCTCTTCGTCCGTGCGCCAGCACCTGATGAGCGCCGTGAGCATGATCCCGGCCGCGATGGTCGATTTCGAGTTCTTCTTGCTGATGAGCAG